GCTTTGCGCTTCTTTTTTAGGTCTGCAAATGACATTATCTTTTCTCCTTATATTACAATGTCTACAACTTATCCACATAAGCATAATATAGTTCTATTTATATTATTTTCTACCGAATAAGTAAATACATTTTTCATTCATTTTATTACGATCATATAATAAAAAAGACCCTAAGTTCAATAATCGGTCTTTTTCTTGTGGCCAGAGAAACTTATCTTCAATAGTTTTATCCCAATAGTCAAAGATCTTATATAAATCATTGAGTATTAAAAGCGTCTCTGGCATCACTTCACCTTGTTTATACATATTATATAGAAGGGGATAATCACCGGCTTTGTTTACATTGAGTGCTTCATTGAGTGTATCAAATTTAGACAGATCTTGCTCAAAGCGATAAGTCAGGCTTTCATGCCTGGCTTGTAATTTCTTACCTTTTTCAAGTGAATCTTCGTTAAATAGATGACCGACCCAGATGTTAGACTTTTCAAACAAATTTGCTATTAACAAATATTTGATATTCTTCACACGAGCTAATTTATCATAGAATACCTGGTCTTTTCTAGATAAGAAATTATCCTTCTTTAGTCTGGTTTTACCTTGATACTTCACATAATCGTAATCTGACTTGAAGTGAAGTTTCATAGCCATGAACATACTATAAGCTTCAAATGGTTTCAATTAATTGACCCCCGACTTGACTCCTAACTTGATCCCATACTTGAACCTCAACATGATCCCATACTTGAGCCATGACTTGACTCCTAACTTGATCCCAGACTTGATCCCTTACTTGATCACAGACTTGATCCCTTACTTGATCCTCAGCATGATCCCTGACTCGCCAATAGACTTGAGACAAGACTTGACCCCTGACTTGACCCCTTACTTGATTCCAGACTTGACCCCAGACTTGATCCCAGGCTGGATCACTGATTTGATCCCAGGCTTGATCCCAGACTTGCTTCTTAAGCGGTTTCATACAGGGAGCCTTGTTGTCTTAGGGAGATAATTAAGATTTTCAGCGCTCTCTTGAATTTTAGCTTTAAGGTTGGTTCCATTCCTAATTTGAGCGGCAATAGCTTCAACGTCTAGTTTATTTTTTTCACAATAATCAATGACGGCATCAATGTAATCAACTTCGCCCTTCCCACGTCTTACCAACTTTTCAATTTCAACGTGTAAGTCTTGTATATTCAGGCCTGGTTTGTTCATGTAATCCTCAATGTTTATAGAAAATGTGATCACCTATAGAGGCAACTCTAGTAAAAGTATCGGACCAATATGGTTTAATGTGTGAAGCGTGATAAAATAATGACCCACCGGTAAAATCATCATATTCATTAATTGTCTGATAAGCGATGCTAAACGACTTAGCAACTGCTTTAGGATCGTTCATAATATCCTTAAGACCATCACAAGTCCAAGAAAATTGACAACCCCTAGAATTCCTTTGATAGACTACACCACAAATACTATCAGGAAAGCCTGTGGTCATGACTCGATTGATGGTAACATATGATACTGCCTTCATACCCTCTTCACTTTCACCTCGAGCCTCATGGTATATATTCTTTGCTAAACAAAGCATTTCATCGATATCATAACGAAATACATCTAATTCTGAATATTTATGTTGTTCTATATAGACATTTTTATATTGAATGTCTTTTAAGACTACTTCTTGTTTAGGTCCATATAGGAACATGCCTAAAGTACTTAGTAGTGTCGTACATAGAAAGATGGTTAGATATTTTTTGGAATAACTCATTTCTTACCCGGGGGGCTCACCAAAGCTAGATCTTATTTCTAGTTATACTTCGATGAGCCCCCGGCCTTAAGTGGTTGCAGGAGAGGGACTCGAACCCCTGACCTTTAGGATATGAACCTAATGAGCTGCCGCTGCTCTACCCTGCGTTAATAAGTGAGAGGTATTCTGTTGCAAGGAACCTCTCTAACCCCGCGTAACTATGCAGCTACTGCAAATGCTTCGTTGTCGTTAGCATTTATTTGTTCGACCCGATAACGGCGGTATCATGCCGGAAATCTCAATGATCTTTATGACTACCAATCGACCCTAGTTCGTCCCCAGCAAAAATAGACTTCCTCGTTGTGCCCTTCTAAGTTGTACCGGCATAGGTACAGAAATCTACTTTTGGTGGAGACGGCCGGTACTGCCCCGGCGTGTTGTATAGTTTATTTCATCACCTTCAACAATTTCAATATATTTATAATACTCTATTTTTAGGTCAATGTAAACCCTTTTCTTTTATTTTAGTTTTTTTGTAAAAAAATTATTCGCCGTTGACGTGCTCGAGCAATTGCGTAATAAGTGTATCTTTCTTATAACGGCGGTCAAGCTCAAGATTAAAAGTCCTACCAAGTTCTTCTAACTCGGCCTTGGTAAGCTTTTCCAGATCTTCTCTATATAGAGTTGGCCAACTCTGCTTATTAAATGATAGCAACTCTTTGATGTATAAAATAACTCGCATAATCCAAATCATATTGGTTCTCCTTTTATGTTCTTGTTATTTATCCTTTAAATTAATTAGATTGATTTCAAAAGTCCGACGACAATCCCACATATTCCTCCACCAACAATCAGTGGGAGCACATATAAAAGTTGTTCTTTAAATGATACATTAGAACTTTTGCTCTTTTTCTTTCGCCCGCTCTTCTTAGGTGAGCCCATAGTTTTATATGTACGCTTTGTCATACCACCGGGCAAGGTGATAGTTTCACGGTTAAATTGTCGGCCGTTTTTATCAAACCCCTGTGTATTGGTAACACCACCTGTATTCTTATCACGCTTCTTACGTGATACTGTAACAGAGTTTGTAATACGACCTGTTTTCATATTAATAGAACGATTATTGCGTGTGCCAGGTCCTCGCTTAGATGATGTACGTTTGTGGAATGAACCCATTATGCTTCTCCATTAATCATTGGGTTGACCAGGTCCCGACGAAGGTACCTATAAATGGTCTGGAAAACTTCACCGTGTGGTAAGTTCTTCTTTTTCCTAAGGTATTTAGGGAGATTAAAGGTATATTGAACGTAATGTGATACTTCATGTGCCACAATAATCAAGAGGATATCTTTGTCATCCTTAACCTTGATATTGCCAATCACCTTATCCTTACTCAATCGCTTGTATTCCTGGAACACAGTGTTACCATATTGCCAGTAATTGGTTGGGATTGAAATACTTTCAAATCCACCATAACCTCGAGCCTTAGGTCCATGAGCAAATTTCAAGTCGGAGAGAATACGCTTTGTGGCTGATGCGTTCAATCCCAACTCGTATTTCTTCTTTCGAAGGTGCTTCATGCAAAGAGTGACATATTCTTTGATGAGTTTTTCACTTAGGTCAGACATGTTGTTCCTTTTTTCAAACCTTATATTATTATAATATCATACTGGTCTGAAAAGTAAACAACTATTTTTAATTAAAATACCTCACTGCATGGTCCGCGCAGTGCGTTGCTGCCCAACTTTCTGGCTTAATCTTAGGTGAGAACCCAAACATACCTTGAACATAACCAATTGCTTCTTTCATAGCAATTTGAGACTTATGCTTAGGATCAGAGTTAATGTCAAGATGGATTTCTAGGTTACGATCCCCGACATAATCAATAACAGCTGATGCCGCTTCTACAGCATAAGCTACTTCATTTAGAAGCCTTTGCTTTAGTGAACCAAAGTCTTCCATTTCAATTGAGTTGTGGAAAATTTGACAACCGTGCTTAGAGTCCTTGTGAATAACAATTACAGTTGTATAACGAGCCTTAAATCTATTCTTACCAATTGAATACTTTTGAGAGTCACAACCAATGTATACAGAAGATTCATTGGAAGACGCCTTAATAGATTTGATTGCTTCGTCGTAGTTAGACATGATTAAGTCCTTATCAAATGAAACCTTAGCATCATGTGCAAGACATCTTCTTTAGCCAGCTGCACATACTATCTCTCTTTTATATTGACTAAGAGATTCCCTTCACCCTTATGTAGTCTATGATATACCATTTTCGGTATCTTGTAAGTTTCGTTGATTTCTAAGTCAAATGGAAGTTTATCATCAAACTGAAGTTTCCATCCCACTCCATCAACTATAGTTATCTCTCTATCTCGCTCGTCTTGGTGCCATATCAACTCATCTTCTTCTACATTTTCTTTGAATAATCTAAGTTTTGTGCCACTTTGTAGACAGAAATCCTGATATGGTTTTACCAAAAGAATGAGCCTCCACCTGATAGACCAAGGGATTTGGCGTAACGGGGCAGACGGCATGCCCAGTATGCAGCTGAAGTCTTATCGTTTTGCTCTGAACACTTATGTCTTGCGGCAAATGACTTTCTTGCTGCTGGATCGTTAATCTTAACTTTAAGTCCAGTTGTGTCGCCCCATGTTACTTTCTTAATGCGGTCGCCATCTTTAACATAGACATAGAATTTCTTAGGACCACCCCTCATTGGCTTGTTGAGAGGCTTGTTCTCGCCTTCTGCTTTTTCAACAAGGTGGTCATCATACATGATTTGGTCAAGTGGAATCCACTGACCGTTGAACTGAGCAAAGTCACCGAGATTGCTTTCAAGAATTTCTTGGTCGGCAAGTGACTGTGGCTTGTATTCGCCAGCTTCGTATCTTTCTCTCAGGTTTACAAAGTACTGAAAATACATTTTTGAACCAGCACGATATACGTTCTCGTCAATTAGAGTTGTTTTGCAATCATCACAACAAGGCTCTGACTCTTCTTTAGAAATAGGCATACAGTTTGGCACCATTTTGCCACCCTTCTTCTTCATGCCTACCATTTCGTACCCCTTCCACCAATGGTCTTCTTTTTCATAAAGATATTCTAGCAAAGTCTTCATTATTTGTCTGCCTTTTTTGTATTACCTTATTTTTTAT